ACCCAGAATATTGTTAAGAGTGAAGTACGTTTTAATCCCATTGTCAGTAGCACCATGTATCATTTTGTCCTCCATGGCCGCTGCCAAATCTGCAATGCTACTTTCAGTTACCGTCTGACTGGCAGCAGTAGCATTCTGTGAGGCAACCATCATCGCGGTAAGATTGTCCTCGCTTGGTTCTTCCGAGTACGCTTGTGCTGTTTGAATGAGCTGACTACGGAAATAGTCCCGTTTTAGCTTGCCTACCCACCAGTCAAAGCGTGAGGTGCCAAAATCGCTAGTCATAATGTACTGCCAGTCTGCTACTGACATCACGCCAGGATGAGCTGTAGCAAAACCATCCTGCAATTCCAGCGTGTCAACGTCACCTGGCAACTTGTTCATGTAGGCAACTACTGCAGCGTATTGCTGGTTGTTAAACCATTTAGGATCAATCCATTCAGACTTGATGAGTTCCGGCTTCGTATATAAGCCATACATGACATGTGGTTCAGGATTGCTAGGGTCATAAAGCTTTTTCGTCAAGCTTGTTGCCTCCCTTCATCGTATTCAGCAATGTAACGTTTAGCATCTTCTGGATTGATCGGAATACCCTGCGCTTGGATTTCTTCAAGCACTCGGTCAGGGCTGTTGTAGTCGATATACATTGCAATAGCAGTTTTCTTGGGATCGAACTTAGGCTTTCGAGCTTCCTGCTCATCTCGTTCTTCCTTTACGACCTCAAGATAATCGTTCCATGCCTCTTGGTTGAAGAAAGTGCTACCGTCTTTGACAAACCGCTTCTCTGTGCCTTTGCTCTTGATTAGCTGTCGATAAGCCACAATGCCATCCTGAATTTGTCTGTTGGTAGCAGGGTTCTTCTTTCTACTCATTACCCGTTTGTACGCAGCTAGTGCCGGCTTCTTGCCGATCTTCTTTGGATACAGTTTCCAGAGCTTTTCAAAGTCACTCTCTAACGTGCTGGATGCACGTATGTTTTTAGTATTAATACTTGTATTATTATCTGTCCGATTTTTCGGTATACCCTTGTCCGATTTTTCGGTATACCCCTGTCCAGTTTTTGGGTATACCGCACTAGATAATGTGATATATCTTTTATCAATTTCTTTGCTATCTGGCTTAAATGTCACATTACGAACGATATATCCGTACCTCTCTAATGCTTGCATCCAAGCCTGCACTGTGGAACGACTGACACCATACAATCGGCAGAAGTAGTCATCACTAGCCCAACATGAGCCACTCTTATTAGCTAACGCCGTGATTTCACCGTACAATAATGGTGCTTTGCTTGGCAGACGTGTATCATATCGAACATCTGATGGTATGATTGCGTAGTAACCTGGTTTCTCATTCATGATTGTCACCGCCTTCATGGAACAAATTAGAATGGAAGATCGTCATTGCTAATATCAATTGGCTTACCATTGTTGGCAAATGGATCGGCTGTATTGGTTTGGCTTGCTTGTGCCGGTGTGCCGAAAGACGGATTAGAATTTGAAGAAGATTCATCTTTGCTATCTTTCCAACGATGCTGAATCTGCGGGAAAGCCGTTGGCTCCCACTTCTTGATATGCGGATAGGTCTTACCGTTGTATTCTTCGTTTTTGACGGTAACTTTAACGGCATGACCCGTGAAATCTGCAAGCATCGCCGCAAGATCAGCCCACGCCTTGTGGTCTGGAATGCCAGCATTTTTGCCAATCATGAACAGGTATCCCATTGCATATTCTCCGGTATCTTTCTTTGGATATTGGTTGTCGAAGATATGCTTGTTCTGATATTTCTGTGGAACGTCATTGCGTACAATTAGATCGAACTTGATAAACTCGCGATCTTTGTAGTTGTCAAATCCAAATCGGTTAATAACACATTCATATACGCCATCTTGAATGTCGCCATTTCCTTCTGCTACTTGTGAGTAGTCCATTGTGATAGCCATGTTTTAGTCCTCCTGTTTGACTGATTTTTCTTGATTTCCAAACTTGAATAGCTCTTTAATTGGCACTAACTTTCGATTGTCTAATCTGTTTTTAGCAAAGATTGCATCAGTTCCCTCAAGAATGACGCCACGGCCATCAGTCTTGGGATTAACTACTACGCGTCCTACAACGTCTGTCAGGCCTAATAACCCGTCACGTACGCTGTCGCGAATTGCTGGTGCATACTGACTGAACGATTGTCCGGTTTCGCTTGTAACGTCTCGTGTGTTCTCCCAAGCAGTTACCAGCACGTTTACTGGTGCATCCATGAAGATCATGGTCATGATACGGGCAAAGTAATTTGTCCATCTTGAGTAATCCTGAAGCTCGTTGCCAATGCCGTTTTTACTGTGCTTGCCCATCTCGACAAACCAGTCTTTTTCGAACGCTGATACGTTGTCGATCACCAGATTGTCATATCCGGAAACACGCTCAGCCAGATTTTTCAGGAACTCTTTCCATTCTTCGCTTGGTTTGCTTCGGTCAAATGGTTGCACATCGATGTTCGGTGCACCGGATAGCACTTTTGAACTGTCATCCAGATCTAGCACGAGTGTTTTGCCATCAAGATTGCGGATAGCTGACGTCTTACCGACACCAGGCTTTCCATAAATCAAAACTCGCCAGTTCTTTGTTCGATCAATTGCAGATGCATGTTTAATTGGCTGCATGATTTCCTCCTACTTAATCAATAAATGCTCACCGCGTGGCTTAAGCTCAGCACCTAGCACTTTTTCTCCGGCTTCTAATCGTTCTCGAATCTTGTCTGTATCTGGTTCGCGTTTTACCTTGAATACATCAGCCTGCAAATTGTCTTGATCGATGTAAATTGGCTGTTTTCCGCCATTATTAGCAACACTGATAGTGAATAGCGGTGTCTTGATTTTGCGTTGATTAGTTTCGTTCATTGCTTCAACCAACCGCTGTGAAATAGTACCGAGGTTAGATTGATAAGCCTTAATCCGTGCTTCGAAACGGTCACGTTCTTTTTTGTTAGCTTCAATATCGGCCTTGATTTGGCGAATAACCCGTGCATATCCTTCGGCTTTGTCATTAATTGCATCCACGATTGAATCCATGGTGTCAGCTAATACTTCGGGATCAGTCGTCCCGTCTTCAGCAAGTTCTAATAAACTCGCATATTTTCCTTGTAAGTCGTATAATGTTGACATAATAACTTTCCTTTCTTTCAGTCGTTGGCATGCAGACCAGCGGCTTTTTTCATGGCTTGTTTGATAATAAATAGGATTGCGTGTGCGCCATCTTCCTGACCCATCGCATACGTTTGATGAGGGTCTGTATTGTTCGGCCCATAGTCGGTAGCAACCTTGTGATATGCCGCGATCTGGCGGTTAGATTCAGCTAAAATGTGCTCGTATTCCTCATTGGTCATCACGTCATCCCCTTAGTTTCGCTAGTCGTGCACGTAGCTTCTCGTTCTCGGCAAGCAACATCTTTGCAATTGGTGTGTGGTTGCCGAGAATGACGTCTAACGTCAGTTTGTTATGCTCTTTCAGCAAATCACCAATGGTTCGTTCTGCTTCATTCAATCCACTGCCTCCAATTTCCACTGTGGCCTAAGCAGTGACCAACGATCACGCCGAAGCCACCAGCAATTAGTAAATAGCCAATCATTATTTGTCCTTCTCTCTAAGTGACCTTGAAATCTCTGGGAACCATTTGTCTAAGAAGTCGAGCCATGGTTTCGGATGAAACAGATACCCCTTTTTGCCAGGCGGTGGATATGAAACCACGGTATCTTGCAAGAACTTGTGGAAGCGTGGGACGTTCAAGATATTGTTAACTACCCACGTGTTGTTATGTCCTTCGACATAGCTTGTTGCGGTGGTGAGCGTCCACATGCCTCGTGCTGCTAGCTTGCGTTTTAGCTCTTGGTTCTCCTCAATCATCTTTGTCAGTTCTTCCTCATCGACCGCTAAATACTTTTTGCTTGAAATCTGATCATCTTCAACAACCTGCAACAACGGCATGGCATTTCCTCCTTTCCTGTGATCGCCTCCTGACGGATAATGAAACCGGAAAGGAGGTGATGAAATGAAACTTGATTCTGATAAGTTGACTGCCATCATCGAGACCATTAACGATGACCTATACGCCACAGATTTAACGACGGAGAAGCTGCAAGAACGCGTGGCCGCTTATACCGATGATGATGGCAAAATGGGTATAGGTGACTTCGCACAATGGATGATGCAGGAGAGCCGCGACTACACAACGATTTACACTCGCCGTCTTATAGAAGCCCTTGCCGCCGCCGGCTATCTGAATGATCCGGGGAAGTAGCTGCTTGACTAATGATTCTGCGATCTGCCTCGTCGGCTAATAACCATATAACCTCGTTAAGGGCTTTTCTCGCTTGGCTATATGTGAGGTGCTGTTTACGCAGCACCTTTTTTAATTCTTCAATAGTCTTTTCAACATTTGAATTCGTTTGTGGTTCGTTCATACTGCCATCTCCTTTTGCAGAAACTTGTTGATAAAATACTGCTGGCCTTTGCCGGTCACCTTTGGGGTCTTCTGAACTGTTACATGGCCGTCCGAGTGACTGATCGCCGTTTCCTTGACCTCGAACAAGCCTAGCTCCATCGCGCGTTGTGTCGGCGAGTTATAGTCGGCACCAATCCGTTTGATCAAATAGCCTTGCTCACGCATCCATGCGAACAACCGTTTGGCACCAATGTCAACGCCGTTCTGTTTGATCACCTTGGCAAGATCACCGACCAAGATAGTTGTGTGACTTGTGGCTACCGCGTCTGCAAACAACGCTTTAGGCGCTTGAATCGCGATGGTTTGTTTCTGTTGCTCAATCTTTTCAGCTTGATTAGCTGCCAGCTTCAACGCTTCGGCATAACTTCCCGGGATTGCATAACCAGTTCTGATCTGCGTTTCCATACTGTTGAACGCTTGGATGTACTGAATTTTGAACTGAAGCGCACGCTTCCCAGTGAATCCCATAGCCAGCAATGTGAAACCGTCTCGGTTCATGTAGTACATTGGATATTGCTTACCACGGTTGTTATACGTTGCTTCTGCAAAGAATTTGGCGGCCGATTTTTCGGCTGCGAGATTGCTGATAGTTTCAAGAACATGTTTGTGGTCTTTTCCAAATACCTCGGCCACACGCAAGCTAGTTGTCACCGCTTGTTTGTTGTGCATGATTACTAGTTCGTTCATACCGTCATCCCCTTTTGCTGTGACTGCTTATATTTGACGTATTCAATAGCTCGCTTCCAACGATCTTTGTCGATTTGATTAGCAGTTAATCCCTGGCCGTCAGTCATCTTCTTAACTAGAATTGCCATTACCTGATCACTGATACCGAGAAATTTCGCAATTTCGAGCTGCGACAAATTCAAATGTAATAAGTAGCCTTTCCAGTCATTACGATTAGCAGTCCAATTGAGCTGCACGTTTACCATGTAATCACCTCCTGTATTTAATTAATTAATCAAGCAGTTGCATTAATTTATCACGAGTGGTAAATTAATGGCATAGCAAATAAGACATACGATCTACTTATCCACCGTTCTCGCCAAAGACATGGATGGATAAGCTTGTTGATGTTTGCTTAATTACTTGATGAATTAATAGTAAACCACACGTGATAAATTGTCAACCACTTGTGATAAATAATTCGTCATGACCGGGAGAACTCGTCTCATGAGTACTTACGACAGAATAAAAACACTAGCTTCAAATCGAGGGTGGTCACTCCAAAAATTAGCTCTGAAAGCAGGTATAGGCATTAACAGCATCTACCGTTGGAAAAAGATGACCCCATCTACCGAGAATGTTCAGAAAGTTGCTGATGTTCTTCAAGTTTCTGTGGATTATTTACTTGGCAATACGGATAACTCCAATCCTAACAATGAAGGTTCTAAACCTGTTGATCTGTCAGGAACAAACATCTTTACCTATCAAGGACAGCCTGTTCGCCAAGACGATTGGGAAATCATTCAAGCTATTTTGGAACGACGCAAAAATAGCAGCAAAAAGCGTGATCGTCATGAATGATTATATAGAGGACTTGTTGAATCAGGTGATTGACTATGCTTGGGATCACAATATAGGATGCTCTACTATCCCCTTACACGAGGACCAAGGCCCTTTGGTTGATACAGAAGCTCGCCTAATTATTCTTAACAACAAATGGCCTAATGCAAATGAGTTGCCATTTCAAGCAGCTCATGAATGTGCACATATTCTCAACGGGGATAACGGTAAACTTCGATACACAAATCAATACACTAAAAGCCGTACAGAGAATGGAGCCAACCAACGTGCGCTATCAATTATCGTTCCAATGTATTTCGCAGACATTCCAGAAGAATCAGCAAACATTGACCAATTCATGAATGATTTAGCGATACCACAATGGTTAGAGGATTATGCCGTTCAATGCATTAAACGGTTTTATGAAAACTACTGACTGTTCATTGTTGAATTAGCTTGCAATCAACTGGTAAAAGCAGATGATATCAGTATAATCGGAAAATTCATTAATTAATTGTAGAAAGATGTTGATGTTGGATTATGACAAAAATATGCACATTATTAGATACTCAGGACTCTCAGATTTCTGAATGGATGAATCTGTTATCGGAAGACCAGGTTGATGCAGGGCAAGCATATGATGGTCTCAGCAACTCCGAAATTATTGATACTGCTTTTGAAAATAAGATATGGCAACTAAGTAAGTTTGCTGCCTTAAATCAACCAGTTTCAGTCGATATTGATGGAAAAGTATATGCCGAAATTAGGCAAACTAAGTACTTCATTGGAAAGATACCGAACGACAAAGTCAAAACATTCTCAGCCTTGTATCTAAATGACAAAGTGGAACTGTGGGTATCTATACACGGGGGAACATATAAACAAACAAGTACACGAAGCGATGGTTCTATTACTGTCAAAACTTATAGAGACCCAGTAACTTTAAAACTTATCGCCGAAGATCAGCAACCAGCTAAGACGCTCAAAAATAATACTGGTGAAGAATGGTCTGAAGTCGGCAAAAAAATGTACGCAGCAAAAAGAAAGCCTTATTGTCTGAATTGTAAACATCAGCTTAAAGGCGAACGCTTTTGTCCCAACTGCGGGGCTAAAATAATTTATCCAGGTGAACATCAGGATGGTACGCCAATCAATTCATGGGAAAAAGTTGCCAATGGTGCTGATAAGTTTTCACAATCAGTTGACAAAACCGGGAAATTTTTTAGCGACTTCGGTTGTGCTATGACTTTAGGATGCACAATACCAATTATTATAATAATTATACTGTTCGGTCTTATTTAGTCCCTTTCCCCCACGCAAGCGGCGGCCCCGTGCAAGCCGGAGAGTGGGGCTTGTGGAATTGGCAAACGAGCCTGAATCAGCCACAAAAAATCCGCTTCAGTCTGTTTACTGGAGCGGAAGAAAGAATGCGATTTATATATGAAAAATTATTTTAGTCGAGATACGCCTCATCCAGTATCAACCCCCGATGTCAGAAACACGCCAGGTCGCCGAATAGTGACTCCGCCTCTTAAAGGGCCAGCTACTCCGTCCCCTGCTCCGAAAAGTAAGTAAGGTAATATTTGATTCCGGAACTTGCATCAATATAAACCAATTGTGCTGACTCATCAGCACTTGATTGATCAGTATGCGCCGTATATCCCTCGGAAAGAGAAACCATAGATACATCTGGTGAGATACCGGCCTGAAGATTCACATCTCTCAGGAATCCCGAGCCTATGTAGTTTCCAATCAGATCAAACATATCGGCCTGAATATATCCATTTCCATACGGATTTTTTAAAGCCATCTCGCGAGCATCTAATCGGTTTGAACTATTCGACAACGTCCCTTGATTTCGAGCCCATTTACCATAAGCATAAGTATACATAGCTGCCAATATACCAGTGATAGTAATGGCGACTATTACTTGGATCATCTCTGGCAAAGAGCCCAGTGAAAGCATAGCGTATATCACAAGATAGATTAGATAGTTGATGACGCCTAGCACCACTCGATAAACATTTTTATCTGTACCTGATAGCGTTCTTGTTACAGCATCGTGGGCCTGAAGGTAATCAAGGCCCAAAAAACCTAAGGCTCCAGACAAAGCCAACGTTTGGATTACCAATGAAGTGTTCATTGTTTCACCTAATTTCTTTTTGCATGAATTTCATTCACTTAATTATATCACAAGAAGCGCCTACTTATTCAAAACATTAAAGAAGCACACAGATTGTAGGGGGTAAAGCCTATGAAACCAATTACAGTAATCTCTTATAAGTTTGGCGATAAAAGCTGGAAAAATTTTGAAGGAGAACCGATCAAAAAATATGAGCACTCAGTTCTCCTAGACATTTCAAACACCGAAGTCTTTAGTGATAAAGAAAAAACAGAACTAAACTACAAGATCGTTGTCCCCTTTTCTAGAATTAGAGAGAAACAATTCATCAAAGATATTCCACTCAGTAACGTAAACGAGGCGCTTAACAAGAAAAAAGCAAATAGGAAAAAGTGACAACAAAAAGCGCCTACCCCACCGACCAAAGTGAATAGGTAGACGCCAAACAATTACTCGGAGTCATAAGGCTCTTTGTATACTAAATTTTACCAGAAAAGGAGGAAGATTGCATGGCAACATTCAGAAAACGCGGCAAGTATTGGGAATACCGAGTTAAGTATACGGATTCCGCCGGTAAACAGCTGGTTGCTTCACACGGTGGGTATCGTCTCAAATCATCTGCGCAAGATGCTGCAGAAGCTGTAGAAGATGACATCAAACGTGGCGGTGATCCATCAAAGCAAGACATTCTGTTACTTGATTATTGGGATCAATGGGCTGAAGCATACCGAACCAATGGCAAGTCAATCAACACTGTATACCGTTACAAACTTTTCAGAAAGCACCTAAAGAGCCGATTTGATGGCCGAAAGCTTAATTCTATTCGACCTATCGAATGGCAGAAATTTATTAATGATTTTGCTGCTGGCAAAGATCGCAAGAAAAAAACTACACAAAAGCGGCCACGTGAGCGTTCGAAAGATGTCGTTACCAAGATGAACAGCTATGTTCGTGGAATGGTAAAAGCGGCAATCAATGAACGCATTCTATTTTCTGATTTCACCTTTGGAACGAAGACATCAGGCGTGCGCTCTAGTGGGAAAGTAAAGGTGCTAGACAGCCGTGATTTCGCTAAGGTTAAAGCAATTGCTATTGAACGGGCTTCGTACCGCAATATCGGGGCGCTTGCTGTTTATATTGGCTCGATGACTGGCATGCGAATATCTGAAGTGTTGGCTTTAACTTGGCCTGACATCGATACTAAGCTCGGCGTCATTCATGTTACGCGTTCTTGGGATCATTTGTATGGAACAGGATTCAAGCCAACTAAAACTGATTCGTCAGTTCGCGACATTGAGATATCGCCCAGCGTCATTGAGCTTCTTAATAAGATCCATCAGGAACAAGCAGCATCTTATCTTCGTACTGGATATCGTGACGAAGACCAGATGATTATGCGTGATCCACGTCACAACGTGATTACAGACAGCGCATGTAACAAAGCCCTGCACGTCATTCAGAACAAAGCTGAAATTCCCGAGAACAAGCAGATCACTTTTCACGGGTTGCGTCATAGCCACGTCAGCTACTTGATCAGCAAAGGTGTCGACATCTATTATATTTCAAAGCGTTTGGGTCATTCAGACGTGACTATTACGATGAAAGTCTATGGTCATTTGTTAGACTCACAGAGAAAACAAGAAGCACATAAGGCCGTGTTATTCATGGATCAGCTATGATTGTGTTTGTCCCCTTTTTGTCCCCCGAAAAATAAAAACAAAGGAACTCTAAAGATACCTAAATTGCTGTAAATGCTAATACATAAGCTTTTTAAAAAGCTAAAATAACCTAAAGAAAGCTAAATAATGCCTCCACCGGGATTCGAACCCGGATCTGTGGTTTCGAGGACCATTATGCTATCCGTTGCACCATGGAGACTTATAATTCCCATTATAGCCATTCTCGAATAATTTGCATCGTCCTATTGCTTCGAAATCTTCAAAGCAGTAAACTTTGAAAATTAAGTTCTACCTTTATAATCCTGAATAAGAGGCCCCCCTATGTCACAAACCTAGATTGCAATAATAAAGTTACCACCTAGAAAGAGGCTTGCTCACTGCTTGAACTGGGGTTTGCCAACGGAGACATTTTCTAGGTTTGTTATTGATAAGCGCTGTGGCTTGTTGAATATCGGTCTCTGAAACCTGATCAAACTGTGTTCCCTTCGGGAAATAGTAGCGAAGTTCTCGATTGAACCGTTCATTTGTGCCCCGTTCATTCGGGTGATAGGCGTGGCAAAAGTAAACCGGTATCCGATAGCGCTTTGTAAGCGCCTGATCGCAGGAAAACTCTTTACCGTGATCAACCGTCACTGATCGAACCGGACCCGGA